AGTATACTCTGTCTTCAAATACTAAATCAAATTGACTATCTGTTTTAACTGCTTCCATGAATGCATCAGTAACACCAACAGATATATTAAATCCTGTTAAGGCAGTAGAGTTATTCTTAGCACGTATGAACTTCTCAATATCAGGATGATCAACTCTCAAAACGCCCATTTGTGCGCCCCTACGGTGACCTGCTGAAGCGATTGTATGGCATACGCTATCGAATATAGCCATGAAGCTTAGAGGGCCACTAGAACGGCTGTCTAAGCTCTTTATAAGCGCCCCATGCGGCCTTAGCGTAGAGAAGTCATACCCTATACCACCACCAAGCTGCATGGTCTTAGCAGCTTCTTTTGCTGCGTCCATAATGCCTTCCATACTATCCTCAATAGTACGAGAAACAAAGCAATTGTATGGAGTGACAGTTCGTGGAGCGCCCATCGCTGATTGTACTCTTCCAGCCGGTAGGAAACGCTGATTATCCAGGATACTTCTAAATTGTTCAAAGTGACCTTCATCATCTTTTAGTGCTTCAGCAACTCTTGTCATTGCTTCGTGAAAGGTTTCACCCTCACTACGGTATTTTTCTTTATGGATTTGTTCGCTGATTGGTAACTTTGGCCCATACTCATTTCTTAACATTCACTGCTCCCATTGGTTTATTATTATTATCTATTGTCGCCTGATCCACCTAGAACTCCACGTTCTAAGCGACTGTTTAATTTATCTAAATTGAGTTTTCCGGTGTAACTTAGCGAAGCGCCTAACGCTGTTGCTATTTGGGCGACGTACCATAGGCAGTCACCATTCTCTTTAATTAGCTCTATTGTTTTTTCCATAGAGACATGCCCGTTATTATCTCTGATAGTCTTTTTTAGTTTTCCTGCTAATTCACCTGCTTCTGAGCATAAACCTAAGATTAGATAGGTCAGTGCTTCTTCCTTTGGAAAAATTGCTGTCTTTCCAGATTGGTCTTGGTAGTCATCCATATCCATTATTCATTACTTTCTTGTTCGGGGGTTGGGTAATAGGCTTCCACATGACTGTTGCATTTAGGGCAGGATAGATTGGCTACATACAGATACTCTTCACTGTCTTCGCAATCATGATCTCCCCCCCAAATGAGTTCAGTTCCACAAAACCAGCAGTTCATAGGTGTTCACCACGGTTATGCATCTCGATTAAATCTTCTATGAAGAATTTCATCTTATTCAGATCATACATAGGGTTTGTACCTGCCTTCTCACCAAGCCGATAACAGGCTTTAAAGATGTCTCCACGGCTCTTGCTCATACCTTTATGGGATATTAGGTGGCGAAGTTCATTGGCGTGAGAAGGTATCTTATAGTAAGAAGTAGATAAGCCATCTGAAGCAACTTTATTACGATCCACACAATCGGGGTGTTGTAATTCTTTCCATTTGGCCATCAGTGAATTTTCTTACCATTAAATTTAATAATCTTACTGCCATTCTTCTTTTCAGAGATGGCTTCTAAAAGCTCTTCATCTGGCTCAAAATCAATTGTAAATTCACTGTCATCCTCTTCATCCTTTAAAGCATTAGTCTCAACCACATGATCCGCGAAGGCTCGTAAATGGCTGATTTCTTTAATAAAGAAACCTTCCTTAGCAAAAACATCTATCTCACTTTTTAATTTAGAATTAAGGCCATTTACTACGTTAACATAAAATGTTTTTTGCTCTTCGGTCATTGTAACGCTTAAGTTGTATTCAACTTCTACGTCCATGACTTCGTTATCTTGATCGATTTCTAGTTCTATTACGATTGTGTTAGGTTTTAACTTGCTCATTTTTTTACCTTTTACTTATAATTTTAAAGAAATGTTCTGCATCGATTACTGCCAATGGCTTACGTCGATCTGCTTTAATGATGGCAAGGGGTTCAGCACCTTTGGGACAATTCTCAGAGGCTTGATCCATGACCTTGTAAATAGCAAAGCTCTTAAATGCCTTACACTCTACTGAGTATGGAAATAGGAGTCGGGCAGCCGTACTTAATTGAACATCTTCCCCACCACAACCCATTGAGGTGCTACGAACATCATCTGGAAGAAGCTTTTTAGGCCAGAGAGCTAAAATCTTATCTCTAACCCACTGCTGATGTCGTCGCCCCTTTGCCTTGGCACTTTGGGTACTTATAGCCATTTAGGACGTTCTAATATGGAATAATCACCCCACCCTGTACCAAATTCTGACTGTTCCTCAGCTTCAGCTATTACCCCAAGTGTACGGTGTAATTGTTCTGTCGCTATTTCCAGTAAATCAGGGCCAACTATGTGCAGGTGTGAGATGAAGGGAGAGGTCTTCTCACACGCTATAAAGCCAAACTCCTTTATATCTAGGCCAGCAAGCTGACATACATACACATAGAAGGCCGCCTGAATATGGTATGAATACTTAAAGCACTCATTTTGAAAACCTCTTGGACTTGCATCCTGGGTGGTCTTCACATCATAGACAGTTTGTTCAGATAAAATCATTAAATCGGGTCTGGTTTTTAGTAAGAGGCCGCTGATTGGGTCTGTCTGAAATATAGATACTTCATTTACACGCTCCTTATGTCTTAATAAGGATTTGCAACTAGGATTATCTAACGCCCCTTTAGCAATACGATTAGCTACGTTGTATTCGACTTCAGTTAATAACACCTCATCATCACTTAGCTCTTCTTTCATTTCTTTAAATGCAGCACTCGCTTTTGTTTTCGGACCTTTTTTAACTAGGTTACGATCTTCTTCTAACAAAAGCGCATGTACCGCACTGCCCATAGTGAAAGCCGCAGTCTGTGTGCGTTTTTCACCCTTCCAGTGGGCAAGTGTCTTTTTATATACAGATTTTACTGCGCTTGAAGAAATACCACTCTGTGAGTGGTACTCCTCATTACTCATTCCAACGATATAATTAGCCATTAAAAGTCTGCTGCTAATGTATCTACTTGATCCATTATCCGTTCAGCCTCAATGTTATCGTGCTTTTGTGATAATGCTTCGTTGTATGCATCACTAATTCGTTTGTTTTCAGAGCCAATTAAATCAGTAACATGACTTAAACTGTCGTAAGTTAATTGATCCATTGGGATAGGAGAACCAAACTGAGGGCTGAAGTGCATTACATAGTAAGACGCACCTTTATCAGTACGCATCTTCTCAGCTTTTAATATGCTTTCAAAATCCCAGAGATTAACACCTTGAGACATCTTTTTGATGACATCATGATAGAATGGGCCATAGTTCTTACGCTTTAGAGAGAGAATTACGGGCTGATTTTCAATGGTAACTTCCTTACCTTGAGCAGTTTTACCCGTATAGCTTACAAGCCCACGAATAATCCTATACCTATCCCGACCTTCGTATTTCTTACGCTGTTCAACGTCCATTGCTATAGACTCTTCATATGTAGGCATCCCACACATAAATCCACCTAGCTGATCACGGGCTTCTTCACGCTGATTTTTAATCAACAATGATTTATTTATAAGTTTGCTATCTCCCCAATGCTGATACTGTACATGATTACTAAAGGCTCTTAACTTCACCCCGTCTTTTGCATACACTCGGTCTTCAGCAGTGTTTAGAAAGAATGCACCTAATGGAATTTGATTTCCACCAGAGTCTTCACCAAAAGAATTTATTTTAAGGGTGGGTATGCTCGGCCCTTTTGATGTTGATGACGCACCTAGTTGTGCGCTTAGTTCCTCAATCGATAAGCCATTTTCTTTTATTATTAGTTCGTTCATAACTATTCCTTTTGTTAGGATGTTCATTATACGATAGTTATGTGTTTTTATCAACTAAATTCTTCTTGTTCGAGCCAATTAATGCCGCCTGATATTTCTATGTCTAAAGGCACTATACACTTGTAATTAAACAGTTTTTCAGCTTCTTCACCTACATTGGTCATAGCCTCAGTTAAAATTAATTTAACTTGTTCCGTTTCATCAGGGTGAGTATCAACAACTATGCTGTCATGGACGGTTAATATAAGCTTAGATTTAAGATTATGTTGCTTAAATAATCTAAATGCGCGTATACAAGATAGCTGAACTAAGTCAGCACTAAACCCTTGTACTGGATAGTTAAGTATCTGCGTAGCATTCGTAACCCTTTTGTTTTTTGTACGAGCAACATTTGGCCAGAAGTATTGTCTTCCACTAGGAGTTTCCACAGTACCGTTCTTTAGCGTTCCGTCCATTAAGGTTTGATGCCAACCGTATATACCTTCGTATATACCATAAAATCCGTCTAAATACTGTGCTATATGCGGCGGATGTCCATACGAAGTTCCGCCGAAAAGGGGTAAAAAACTGAAGGCCTTAGCCGATTGTCTCATATCCTTAGATACATCTTTGGGAGTGCATTGATTTATTATACTAGCTGTTTGTCTATGAATGTCCTTGCCTTCAAGGATGTCAGCTATGCCTTGAGAATCTCTGGAAAGTTCGCAAGCCGTCCTGAATTCAAGACCTGAGTAGTCACTCTCGTAAATCTGACCGTTTTCAAATCTACTTACAATACACTTACGGACGGGAAATCCACGTTTAGGCATATTCTGTAAGTTAAGTGTAATTCCACCGCCACTACTTAAACGGCCAGTGGCAGCTATACATTGATTAAAGTTTGCATGTAGAAATCCTGTAGCTCTAGTACCACGTTTAATTCCTGCACAAAAACTATCAAGATATGTACTGATTGCATTCAAGCGGCTAATCTTAGTTAAGAATTCTACAGCTTCTAAGTTATTTTTCTTTTCTGCCTGGCTAATAAGCCTTTGTATTGTAACTTTATCTGTCTTAAATCCATTAATACTTGCATCATTAGCGGATTTGGGTGTCATTTTTAGTCCGGCAGTAGCCCCAGTACTAACATAAATTGCACCAACCCCCTCGCAAGTCTTACATTTAGTTCTATTTTTATAAGGATCGCCAGTAACACGGTACTTTTTACCCCGTTTAATTCTAGTAACTACTTTATATTTCTGTATTGAGCCTACACCTTCGCAGTCCGTACATTGAACAGCTTGAGTCTTATGTACGATTTTCGTAGTTGCCCTGACTGCCTCAGTAAACTGCTTTTGTGTCATAAAAGGGGGTCTAAGTGACTTACCTGCTTCATTAGTGCCAATATTAAAGGTCTGGCGATGGGCTTCTCTATCTAAAACCGTACGGGAATAGACAACTTTAGTCATATCTGCCCCAGAATTTAGATTTATAGGGGTATCTCCCATAACGCTTTCAACTATAGAATTTAGGCTTTGCTCCAACTCAGCTTTTTCAAGTACAAATTCATCCATAACAATTTGTAATGCGTCTTGATCAATCTTAACGCCGTTCATCTCTATTTCGCATAGAAACAATAGCATTTCATTCATGAAAGGGATCACTTTCTTTAATGATTTGTTATGATCCCGTCCTAATATGTCCTGTTGAGCTATATATAGTTCGCCTGTAGCTTTAACATCTGCCTCAGCATACTCGTTTACTATATCTAATGGCATTTCCTCAAAGCCCATTTTCTCTTCTTTAAACATAACATCAACAAGATCGCTCTTCTTAATGCTTTTAGTTTTACGTCTAAGTGCAGACTCTTTTAAGGAAAGTGCGCGTCTTTGGCCTTTTGCCAACAGAAACTCGCATATCATGGTATCGTATACTAAAGGTGGGATAGTAAAACCCATCTCCTGTAGCCACTCAATATCAAACTTTGAGTTGTGGCAGATTAGGCCTTTTGCTTTCTTTAAGGCGGCTTCCAGATGATCAACTGGATCGCATCCGTCGTAGTCATTATGATGCCAGATAAGTTTATGTACTGTTTCTACAGTTTCAAACCCTAGCCAACCATAATAGGCAGCTACACATTTATTAAAGGGATTTTTAGGAGAGTTGTCTATGCGACCTTCAATCCATTTAATGGTTGTCTCTAAATCTAAAACAAGCCATTCGCCATCAAAATTAAACTCCATAGCGTGAAGTATTTCCGTCTAAATTACATAATACTGTACCATGCCAACCAGAAATCTTATTTTTCATGACTGTTATATAGCGAGTAGGGTCATCAGGATTGTTTGGGTCATCAGCTTTACCTACCCCAAACAAAATGTCAGTTTCAGCTATCTTCCCAACTTTAGAACCTTCAAGCATAGTTGGAGTAAGTCTAGTTTTACCTTCAGCTTCTTTACTGGCTTGGGATAATCCAATTATAGCACAGTCATGCTTCTTAGCTAACTCTCTTAGCCGGTAATATAGTTCGCGTAATCTTTCGTGGCCGCTGTTGAAGGTGGTTGTAAGCGCAATCTTGTCGGCCATATCAACAATACAAATTTCACATTGCTGCCTTTTAATATATGTATCTAGCATTTGAATAGTCCAATCTTGGGCATCTTCAAAAATAAATCTATCCGTTATTTCATTGTATCTTGCTGAAGCCACTTGAGGATCAAATTCTACTTCCTCTTTAGTCATACCAGTATAAGATTGAATAGCGCGTAACTTAGTGCGCTTGGCTTTTTCTTCGTTTACTATGTAGCAAACTTTAGCACCCTGTTGGCAAAAACCGTCAGGAGCTATACACAAAGATACAGCAAATGCAGTTTTACCTACTTCAGAGTAGGCGGCTATAACCCCAAACTCACCTCTAGCTATTCCAAATACCCGACGACTTAATGTTTCTATATTAAATTTAAATCTGTTATCGTTACTTACACATGCAAGTAATTCGTAGATATCATCAGTAACTCCTTTAGCAAAATCATCAGGCATATACCCAACTGAGACACGTTCTATAAGAGCAACCAGGCTATCCATTGCTGATACATCGCCCTCAGACATTTTTATGCCTAAGTCTGCTACATCCAGACCTATCTTCTGTCTCCATATATTCTCTATGACATCGATAGCTACAGTAGCATTAAGAATAGGAGCTATATAAATATCATCTATTTGTTCCTTAATCTCATCTGTCCATGACTGTGTTGATGTAGGGTTTTGGGATTTCCAAAAACTAAATAGATCAGCAGAACTAATGTCTGCTTCAAACTTATCATGCATAGAAGCTATAGTTTGATAAATCTCTTTAGTAGTATCTTCGAATATGTCTGCGCGTAATTTAGCCTTATTATCGTTATAAAATTCATTATTTAGGCAAGTTTTAAGTAAAGATTGGTCCATTTTACTCTTTCTTGGTTTATGCTTATTTCTTGCGATAAGCGGTTAGCTCGATTATTGTTAGGCGATTGTTACGCCATTCTTACAACACATAGCCGAAAAGTAAACCAAAAAAAAGCCCTCGTAAAAGGGCTTAAATTTTAAAATGTTCTATTTGTATTAATTAGCTCTAAATTTGAGCTTCTTTATGTCCGGTGGATTATCTCCGCGTCTGTCTCTGACATCCACTTGGTAATGTACTACATTCTGTAGGCCACTGGCATATTCTTTGATTAATTTATTTAATCCATCCTCAAGGTTGGCGGCATCTCTAAACCCACCCTCAACATCTAAGTCGATAATTGCTAATGCACGAATTTTCATTGGTAATTCCTAATTAAAGTAATATAATTTTTGCAGTATGTACTGGTAGCCTAAAGCTCTGTACTGCGATTAAAAAGTTATTTCAATAGGAATTTAGGTGGGCCAGTGAAGGGATTACACCATGACGACACTGGTCTAGAATTGCCACCGTGAGGCGAAAAGCCAAGGCTCTCGATTTTCTTCCAAAACAGATGCTTTTGCATCCTTTCTTTTGGTAATTGATCTATGTGTATATGTTTCCTACAATCCATACCTATCTCCTATAATAAACTAATTAAAATTTAATTTATTAGGAGTTTGGCCCAGATCGTGTGGTATTACACCAAGAGGAGACTTTAACCCCATAAAATCCGCTTGAGCATCTAGCCATTTTATTTATTTTAATCATTGTTATAATACCTTCCTACTGCACCTATAGTCGGCAGTTTTCTACATACCAAATAATAAAAACTGTATTTGGTTAACAGTTAAGTGTTTTAAGTCTGCTTCAGTAAATCTTACTTTTATACCAGAACAAACTCTACGTTTAATTACTATAGCCTTAACTGATGCGTCCTTGTCAAGTGTTAAGTAAGTGGCATTATATTTATTTAGTGAACTTTTAATTGGGTGGGTTAGTGTTGTGCCTAGTAATGCAACCCCCACAAGCCCGTCAACTCTACTTACAGAACAGGCACTAGGTACGTCTTCTACTAATACTGCTGTAGTACCAGACCCAATGTGAATACCCTTAGAGGTATTCCCATACGACATCCACTTAATACTATTGCAGCTTAAACTTCTACCAACTGCACCTTTGTTTGAATAGAATAGAACTCTATCATCTGAAGGATCATATCTTATTTTAATATATCCATTCTTGTATGCGTCCAGGCTATTAACTGATTTTAGATAATCGATTGCAGGTTGATGATTATAGATAGAAGTTGTGATTGAGGGTAGGGGTTTTACATACTTCTCACGAACAGTAAGTTTATTATTTAGATAATTCTTAACTGATTGTAAGTTTCTTCTGCCCGTATGTATTCCTTTGGCATTACAACTTGCTCTATAGCAATTCCACATTAGTTTACCATCAGATTTAGATAATGCTAATTTCTTTTCTCCATAGCAGAAGGGGCATGTTATTACTTTTCTATCACCTTCGCGTAAAGGTATACCTTTAATTATGTATAACTGTTCTTGATAAGTCATTTTAAACTTTCAACAATTTGTATAGCTTCCATCTTCTCTTGCTGAACTCTGCAACCTGATAGGTAAGCGTGTGTCTGACTTAGTGCTATTGCTTAGTCCCATTCTTCTTTATAAATAATTCCTAGCTCTTCCTTGATAACAGTGATTGCTGTTCTTGGGTGAATATTAAACCACTCTCCTTTCATTCTGTTAGCGGCGAGAGTAGTGTGAATATTTTTTTCTTTCTTATAAATATGGGAATGATGAACTGGAAATTGTGCATAGATATGTAGATGGTAAGGAAACCCAGTTTGTAATTGTTGTAGCCGCCCTAGATGGGGCGACCTCTTAGTTATACCTATTTTTATTGCTTCCATTTTTTCAAAACTGCCAATAACATATATCAAGGGTCTATTCATCTAGTTGTCCAATACCATTTTGTTCTAATACATTCTCAACATTGCGTTCAGTTTTACCAATACCTCTACGGCTCTGCATATGTCATATATCTACTTCTAGAGTTCTGTCCCCTCATGGGAACAGCGTCAGCTTATCCACTTTTGAAAGTCTGTCAACAGTTAGTTATCGTATAAGGCAACATTTAACAAACCGCACCTAATAACACTTAAGTTAGCAGGTATTTTTAAAAATGTCTTGTAAGTCATTGATTTATATAGGTTTGCTACTAATCAATTGGTCGTAGGTTCGACCCCTACCGTCGGAGCCATGTACTTGATTTAATTATATATTTCAGTAAAAAAAGACCCAATGGGTCACTTATTTTAGGGTCGGGTCACACTGCCAAAAGTGACCCCAAATATTTATTACTATTTAAATAACAAAAAATAGGATTCGGTTATGGGTGCTTAATTTCTAGAAAATGTTGGGATTAGTTAGGCGATAAGACCGCCCCCCGTGAAGAGGGCGATCAGTAGCTTTATCTAGCGTAGTGTAGTCCACGCTTAGTATTAGCGTTTGTACTCTCAATCTCGCCCTCTACTGCATAGACAAGCAGCATCTGAGGATTTCTATGCCCCGTAAGAGCTACTAGCTCTCTATCAGTACAACCAACACGGGACGCATGGGTAGCTCCTGTACGCCTTAAGTCAGCTAACCAGATAGTAGAGTACATCTGAGCGCCATTCTCATCAAACTGTTCGACTAAAGGCACTTCTGGTAGCCCATAGCCCTTGGCTAGTTTCCTAAACAGCTTATTGCATTTGTCTTGGGAGTAGGGCTTACCGGTATTTTCATAAGCGAATATATAGTCATCAGTATTCCTTCTCTTATGTAGCTGTAGCCGTTCATTGATAGATGTAGTGACCTTAATAGACATTTGCTTGCCGGTTTTTCGCTGTCTAAAGTTAGAAACATTGGTTTTACCGTCTATATTAGCCCATTTAAACGTGCGAATATCTACTGGGCGTTGGCAGAACTCGTAACACATTAAGATCATTGTACCCATTGAGTGATAGCCTTGCTCATCACAATACTTAATCATGCCATTGATCTCGTCTATTGACCACATGACTTGGCGATTAGGTAATTTAGGTAATTTAACCAGGGAGAAGGGATTACCTCTAACTCTACCCCCACGCGAGCCTTCATTCCAAACTATTTTAAGGACTTTGAAGGTATGATTGGCTTTGTGTGCAGAAACATCATCGGCAATGTACTGCCAAAGCTTCTTCACGTAATCATAGTCTACATTATCCACTAACATATCTGAAAACGGAAGTTTACCTATCATAACAGGCGAAACATGGCGTAAATGATCTGAGTATGAACGCTGAGTAGATGATAAACCTTTAGCACCATACTTTTTAAGAGCGTTTACGCCCAAATTAGTATACTCCATTGATGATTTATAGTATTTTATCAATGCTTCTACTGATCTGGTATCCACTTCTATAGATACAGTCTTGTCTGCACTCCACTCATCGAACTTTCGCTTTAGTTCAAAGCCACGTTCATTCGCGTCTTTCTTATTGTCGTAGGTTTCACTTTTTAATTTAGGAAATGCTTCTAAAAGGGATGCTGTAGGGCGTATACGATAAACAATAGTATCTCCCTTAGCGCGAGGTCTTACATAAGGTGCTTTAATCATAATAACACCTAGATAGTTGATTGGTCATCTAACTCTCCTTTAGTTAATTGTTACGTTGGTAATTTAGTTAGTAGTTAACTAATACAGTAGCGCGTAAATAAGGTCAATTAAAAAAAGTTAGTAGGGCGCGTAAAAAAACCCTTCTGAAAGGGCTTTATTGTAGGTTAAGGGTCTATATAAATTTAAGGCTAGGGACTAACCTCTATAATCGTTTGCCATCCGTATTCTTCGCCCCCTATTTTACTGTCAATTACGATCAATTCCTGTAATGTATCAACATAAACAACTGAATATGGAGTATTATTCTTTTGAGCATCTGAATGAGCATCCCGTAAAACTTCTTTAAGTAAGTTAATAGTATTTTGCTGAATTTTCATTTGCTATGCTCCGTATTTAGTTGCTAAATTTTTAGGTGAAATTTCCATTAATCATTAATCTAAAAATGACACTAAAATACTCAGAATATAAAAGCAATGCTTAATAATAATTTTATTGAGTGCGATATGAACTCATAGCTAATTGTTATACTAAGGCATAAAAAAACCCCATAACCAGGCAATGATATATGGGGTTCTGTATTTTATTTAGGGTGTTGTGAATATGTAGAATTATTCTAGTGTTCTGTTTCGCCATATGTGAAAGTAGATAATCCCTTAAAGTCAGGGTTCTCTTTTTCTATCTTAGCTTTAACAGCTTCAACTTCATCAACTTCAAGCCATCCACATATTTCATTTGCGATCTTAAGCGCGGCTTCAGACTTCTCTCTAGTTGGAGCATTTACTGCTAGGCGTAAAGCTAACGTCAGAGCTTCAATATTATTTTTAGGGTCTTCATAATTCATTTGGATGCTCCTGTATTACTTCATAAAATTTAAAATCATATTCCTTAACGTAATCATGAATATTATTAAAATTTGCACGTCTATTAGTATCTGCATCATAAATATTCTTACGAAGATATTTCAGCGCGTCATCTTTAGATTTAAATTCGTTATATGAAAATTCTGAATACATATAATTGCCACACCCATCAGCGTCAAAACCTTCATGATCATATTCTATGCGTAAGATAAATTTAGTTGGGTCAGTCATCGGATTTTCCTTCCCTAAGAATATGTTTCGACGTTATCATTAGCTCTAAAGAATACAGAGACTTCGTGACTATTTAATTTATGGACTTTTGCCCATGCATCAAGAGCTTCTCCACTACTATCCCAATATGTGCCATCAGCCTTCTTTAAATCTCCAAAGATATAAGCATTGAGGGTGTAGTCGTAAAAGCTCAACAGTACCTCTTTAAATTCAGAAAAGGTGTACTCCTTGACCTTACCTTTACCTAACAAAATGTATTCAGCAAAAACTGCTTTCCCAAGCTCTTTTACGTGCTGACTATTTCCTGTATCAGTCATCAGACTTATCCCAATTACTAGCAAAGTCAGTTAGCAAACACCATTCTGGCTCAGGGTTATCAACCATATCCCATAAGCGATACACTTTATAACCTGAAGCAAGTAATATTTTCTCAGCAACTAACATATTTAATGCATTTGTACCTATCCAATACATATACCAACCTTTGTCATAACTTACTTCTGGAAATTTAGGGTCGGGTGCAAAATTTTCAGATTGCAAATCTATTAGGTCATTATATTTTTTACCAAATTGCTCTGCATTATTCCATTCAAACCTATCGGATTGTTCAGAGTAAAAACTTCTCATGCTTGTATGATATATTGACCCAAAATCATCTATACCAAATTCTAAAGTAAATTTATCAGACATCAGACTTCTCCTTCTAGGTTTAAGAATGCCAAAAGCCTAAGCTCATACCCTTTCAGATCAGCTTTAAGCTCGTTCATGTTCTTTCTAGCGCAGGGCTTGCAGTAGGTATCATCTCTGAAATCTGTTAAAGCCTCTTGCCCACAATTTATACATAATTCAGTCATCAGACTTCTCCTCATTCGTGTACGCAAAAACGTGGTAGTTATGCCCAGTGTCATATCCAGAGGCATACGTGTCTAAAACGACGCTTGCACATTCGTTGCATAGTTGACGAAGTGCTTCTAGTGCGGGGTGGTCATCATCAACTTCCCCAGTTTCAAACCTTTTTGAAGCGATGTGATATTCCTTCGATTGCTCAGGTGTTAGTTTTAAGAGCTTCTCTTCAATTAGACTATTAACAATATCACCATCTCCTTTATTATACCAATCGCTCGTGTCGATTTCAAATTCGTAATTATGTATGTTAACTATTGTCATCTTTATGCTCCCCTTGCTTTATAACATTCAACTTTTGCCTTACGTCAAAATCTAATGGCAATTCTTCATGCAGTTCTACTAAACTCCAATCAGTTCTAATATGATATTTGTGTCCAAATACCCCAAGTTTAATAAGCTTACCGCCTTTACCTGAATTTTCCTTAAAATACTTGTTCATGGCATCCTGATCATCCTTAGCACAAAGAAAGCTCCATTCTAATTGGTAGCGTAAATAGTCCTCAATCTCATCAAGGTGTTCGCCATTCAGTATGATGAGATCGTGGATATTACCCATAGCACCCCCACAATCCCCACCAATTGCCAACAAGCCGTACCCAAACGATGGTGCGTCTTCATCAGGCAATAGACTTAACAAGTTAGTTTCTGACCAATCAAAATCTGTTGCATCAAAATCTGTTTCAACTTCACAATACATAGAGGTTAAACAATATAACTCGACTGCGTTATCGCTCTCATATTCATGGAAATCATCTAAGATAAACAGCCATGATTTATCATTTTTGTTTACAAGCGTGTAAGTTAATTTACTTTTATCATCTATTGGATACCCACGATTACCAAACCACGCGGAAATACCTTCATTTGTTCCATGATCCATCATTGGCTTATCCACAATTGAGCTTTATCAATTAAGTTTAACATACGTGGATCAGGCTTTAGTTCTGACCATGCGTAAACAGCCATTGCTAAAATTTCCCAGAAAGGTTTTAAGGTATCTGCCTTTTTAAAAATAGCTGTTTCATCTGCACCTAAATTACCTACAAGGTCTAGTGAAACAAATTTTTTATTACAGAAGTGAATTATCTGTTTTTTTGAAGTCGAATTATACCAATCTATTGATTTCTCGTAGTCTAATTCGCTAGGAAAAGGTATTTCTAAAAATTCACCGCCTTCAAACTCTACCCAATATAAATTTTCCATTATAATTTCTCCTTATTTCTTAACTCTTTTAGAACATCCCAGTACATATCCCCTGATGGCTCTAAAAATATAGTTTCTTGTGGATTATCATTGCCGCAATTTGAGCAATTATCAACACGTATATCTTGCTCAAAATAATGATGGCTGCATTTAAGGCATTCAACAATTTGTATAGCTTCCATCACGCGAACTCCTTTTTATCGTGATTATCTATACGCCACCCATCATTTATTTGTTCTCCGATTTGGTTATATTCTTTATCCCAATCCCAAATACTCAACTTAACACCTTCATCAACGTCAATTTCGATATGATAAATTTCACCATCAATCTCAAAAGGTAGCCAATCCGGTTGAATAAAATCCATTGCAGAGTACCCAACCTGAACGGGAGATGTATCCATAGGCAATGAGTTGCGGCCTATAATCAGATTTTTGGCAAAATTAGTATCAAATACCCAATCGCCACCGCTTACTTGTTTCAGATATGAAAAATTATATGCTTTCACTTTGCGTCTAAACGCGACATACTCAAGCTCCTTCAAAGATAAATCTAGCTTTTTAGCAATATCTTCATTTTTCATCGAGGTTTCGAATACCAAATAATGAACATATTCAACTAAATCAGCATTCATAATTTCATAACGAATTGTTTGAATTAAAGTAATATCTGACATCAGTTCATCTCCCTTGGTAGATTGTTGCGCCCAATCTTTAGTCGATCTTCAATAATCA